GCCTTGCCGAAAGCGTCATTGAGCATGCCGATAGCATCGTCCGAAGAGATCGCTTCGTTGTCGATGAGGGTCTTGGCGAGCGCAGCGGCCTGCGGGCCGATAGCGGCAGCGTGATCGCGGATGGACTGCTTGCGGTCGATAGACTGAGCCACTGACGCGGCGGCCTTGGCACCGGCTTCAGCGGCGATAGTTGCGATCCGGTCCAGGTCTTCCTGGCTCAGAGCGGAAGTAACTTCCTTGGTCTTATCGGCCATGTCTATTTCCTCTTCGTCATCATCAAAGGATGGATCATCGGCCAACTCAGCAAGGAAAGCGGAGACGGCTTCAGTCGGGGTCTTTACCGCATCTATTAACCCTTTGGCAAGGGCCTCATCTGCGCGATAGATTCGAGCCTGTGTGGCGCGCACATCGTCTTCCGACATGCCGCGTGCTTCAGCCACTAGCGAGATGAAGTCATCCCAGGTTTTTCCAGCGCTTTCGCGCCATTCGTCGAGAACAGCGGACGGCAAGTCCTGGTAAGGATTGCCGTCAACCTTATGGTCCCCGGCCGTAGCGAACGTCACCTTTATGCCGGCCTGCTTCAGATTATCTTCGTAGCTGACGTGCATGCGATAGACGCCAATCGAACCGATTCGCGCGGAAGGGATCGCATAAATTTTCGATGCCGGGGCGGCGAGCGCGATGCCACCGGACGCGGCGAGAGAATCGACCATCGCGAGCGACGGCTTGACGCGGCGGCTGGCCATGATCTCTCGCGCCAACTCGAAGCAGCCGGCTGCTTCCCCGCCAGGGCTGTCAACGTCGAACACGATGGTTTCAACGTCGTCGTCGTCTAGGGCGAGATTGAGCATGCGGCGGATGTACTGAAACCCGGTCACGAAGCCCCAGGACCAGTTGCAGCGGTTCAAGAGCGTGCCGTGAATCGGGATGACGGCCACGCCGTCCTGATAGACAAACGGCTTGCGCTCGTCCTCTTCGCCGGACGCGAAACCGTAGGCCGCCTCCAGGCTCTCGCGGCTCGCCGCTTCGTAGGCCACGCCCTGCGCGGCTGGATCGGTCTCGTAGAACTTGGTCAAGTTCGCCATGATCTGTGACGCGGTGTCAGGCACCACCAGCATGTCGCGAAGATTGATTCGTGCCAGCGACTCAGCGCTGATAGGCGAGGTGTTCTTGGCCATGGTCAGTCCAAACCTTCTTCATCGAAGTCGGCGTATGCGTTCTGTTGCTGCGGTGAGTTTGCGCCGTCAGCCTTTCCGCCTGCTTTGCCGCCGTTCATGGTGTTGCGGGCTTCGTTGTTGCCTGCCCGCTGTGCGTCGAGTGAGAAGTCCAAGCCGTAGCCGACGAAAACCTTCTCTTCCTTCGCACGCTGCGCAGCAACCTCGCGCCAGTCGCGGCCGAGTTTTGCGGCTTCGTCTTCGTACGTAGAAAGGCCTGCCTTGATCCGAAGCATAGAAGCTTGCGTCTCTTTGAGTTCATCAACTTGACCACGGCCAGAGGCGATCCACGCACACCGCGTGTAGGCGTCTTTCATCAGCGGCCTATAGAAGTCGGTGCGATTGCGGCCACGGGGGAGGGGGAGATTGCCTTGCGCCATCTCTTCTTCAACCCATAGCTGAAAAACCTGGGTGGCGGCGCGGTCGGCCCCAAACTTCTTCTTGGCGTTCATGGTCCGCTCGATCAGCGCCATCTCCGCCTTGATCCCGGAGTAGTTGAACTTCGAGAAGTTGCGGCTCATCTCAGAGAAACCCACGCCGAATGTCGCGGCGAGTTTGCGGATGAGTGAATCCTCGAAGTCACTTCCGATGCCACCGGAGCCGGAAGTCAGCGGCGTAGCGTTGAACTTCGTGCCAGGGAACAAGTGCGGAATCTTCACACCGTCGATAGCGATATTCTCGCTCGCGCCCAGGAACTCCTGGAGCATCGTCATGTACTGACCGATGGCGGTCGTGTAGCCGTCCTGTCCTCCGCCCAAGGCCGCGATCACATCGGCGTTCGGCATCTCAGACTCGACGGACGCAGCGTAGCTGGCCTCGACCACGGCGCGCTGAAGCATCAACTCGCTGTAAGTCTTGGTCATGCTGGAGTGCGCCAACGCGGCGGTCATCTCCGAGATGCCCCGCGTCTGGTCGATCATGTTGGGATCGCGGACGAAGATAACCTGACGCCGGCCCCAAGGCTTGCGTGCTTCGATTATGTCCCAGGTGTCCGGTTCACGCTGATCGAAGTCCAGTTCATATCCGCGCCGGATGTGGAAACGTAGCGGGCGGTTCTTCCGGTCCATCTCGATCCCACGCGAGAGTTTCGCACCGGAGCGCGGGTCATACCCGTCCGGGAGCCCGTCACGATTGCACAAGCGATCTGGCGAGATCATCTGGATGGCGGTCTTAAACGGCCGAGTAGGATCGCTGTCTTCCCACTCGGCCGTACCGACGATCTCGCCGGTATAGCAAAACGCGCCAACCCACAGGCGGAGCATGCCGGTGAGGCTAAGTTGTCCGCTGGCGTCGAACCATCCGTCTTCGCTTTCTGCGGCCAGGTTGAACCGGGCTTCAGCAACGGCGGCAAATTCTTCTGCCCATTCTTGCGCCCACGGCGCGTCTGTTCCGCAGATCGTGCGGTAGTCAGGCTTTGAGTTCAGCCGATAGCTGGCCCCGACAATGCTGTCCTTCTGGATGCGGACAGCGCCCTGAGTGTAGCCGTCGTTGAGCACCATGTCCCGGCCACGGGCATCTGCCAGCTTCTTGCCGGGGTTGATGGCGCGATCCGGAGACGACATCGACGGGTTCCACAGTACCGTCTCGCGCCGAGTGCTCTCGGCCCCCTCCAGCGCACCGCCGAAAGCGAGTTCACGCCCGTTGGGTATGACTGTTACAGCCGGAAGCTGGCTTTTGAGTTTCGTCGCTGCCATCGTTACTGCCTCGGAAAGACAAAGCCCATGGGCCTTGGTCGGTACGCACGGGCGAACGAGCAGTCAACCATTGCCTTCAGGCTCTTGATGAGCGCGTCGAGTTTGGCGATGTTGGCGACCGTGTACTCGACTTGTTCGCCGTTCTGATCGACGAACCGCCTGACCGCTGTGCCTGAGATGAGTGAGTCGTACGCAGCTTGGAGGTTGACGATACGGGCCTGAATGGCGCTTCGCTCTTCAGTGGTCAGCGGCGGACAAGACATTCTGCTATCCTATCTTGCGGCCGAAGTCGGCGAAGTTGAACTTGGGCTTCTCTCGGTTCTCGTATGCCGTTTCCGCCTCTGCGCTTATGACCAAGGGGTTGTCGTCCCAGTCTGCGGCGAAAGGTGGGGGACGGCCCCAATTAACCTTGTCTATCCCAATGAGGGACGAGATGCAAGCCCCGATGGCGTAGTAGAACAAATCCCACGCTTCGTTGCGCTTCGATGTCTTCTCCCAGCCCTTACCCGGCATGCGCGTCTCTGAAGTAAGTTCTGCGAAGAACCACCTCATTCCCTCGGAGATCAGCCACTTCGGTAGGTGGATCATGCCTTTGCCGGGCTCCATCACGTCGAGCCTGGCGTCTAAGTTATCCTTACACATCGTAGGGTTAAGCTGGAGAACAGGTATTTCCGCCCGGCGACGTGACTTGTCTTTGGCGATCTCGCTGTCCGGGTAGGTGATTCGGGCGCGAGGGGCACCAGGTGAACTATCGCCCTTCAGCAAATGGAACCGACTGGCCAAGCCCTCGCCGCGCATCTTCCGCCAGAAGTCATAAGCATTTGTCGTCACACCTCGCTTGGTCTCCGAGCCCTCACGACTACGGCCCTCGCCGCCTGAGTCACACAAGGTCAGCTTGACCGTCATCTTGCGTCCGCTGTCGTCGTCGAGTTCGTACGCGGCGAAGATCACCTGTTCTTTGATCTTGTCCCAGTCTTCCAGGTATGACGCTGGCTTGACCCACAGGTAAGACGAGCGGCCCTCAGGCGCGCTAGGGTCTTCTCGGTCAGAGTATTGGATCGTGAACCTATCAACGAGATAGAGGTCGAAAGGTTCGCCGGGGGCCACGCCGATGATCTGCACCACGAAGGCGTTCTTCTGCACGTCAACGAGACCAAGCAGGAACCGCACGCGGGCAGGAACTTTGCGCGTGCCCCACTCTTCGACTCGGCTCTCCAATGATTCCGGAGTCCGGTTATCCGATTCGACGATGTGCTTGGGGACGTACGGCAGGCCCAAGTCGGTGTTGAAGAACTTGGTGAGCGCCCCTTCGTCTCCGGTCGCCAGGTAGTCGTCCTCTGCGTCTAGGTAGGACTTCACCAGTTGCGGCCAGGACGTGAAAGACGCGGCCACGCCCATCAGCCAGAACGACGCGATGTTCGAGCCGTTGCCCTCGCCGCGCAGATAGCCTTCTTCGTCGATCCACTGGCCTTCTTTGACCCACTGGCCCCACTGGTTCATGCCGTGTCGCTTGTTGGGCTTGATCCGGTGCGAGCAATGCGGACATTCCATGTAAGCCGTCTCGGCCTTGGCGGAGTTCGTCGGCAACTCGTTATTCCAGCCTATGTGCTCCCATCTGCCCTCGAAGTAACTTCCACATTCCGGGCAAGGCCAGTGCCAACGCCTGCGATCTCCACGGTTGTACAGCGAAAGGATTCCAGTCGTCGGCGGAGCCATGTGCCCGGTCACGACTTTCTTATAGTCGGTGATCTCACGGGACGGGCTACTTTCAGCCAGGGTCATGGCGTTCGAGCCGTAGGTGGTGGCACGCTTCGACGACAAGTCGAAAGCGTTACCTTCGCCGTCGATATCGTCTTCGATACGGTCATAGTCTGTGATGGCGATGCGGCCGATAGGCTTGCCTGACAGTTCGTTCTTTGACGGGTGCGAGATCGTCAGTAACATGCCGTTGTCGAATGTCTTATCGAATTTGTTATCGTTCTGACTACCCTTCGCCAGGGCGCGTTTGACCGAAGGGCTGTATCGGATAAGTCGGTCGATACGTCGCATAGAGAAGTCGCGCGCTGCGGTGAACGACTGGCAGACGATCATCATGTCCTGGCCGTCCACGGACGCGCCGTAGCCGGTCCAGTTCACGATGAGGCCATCAGTCTTGCCTGTCTGAGCGCTGCCGACGAAAATCTCCCCGCGCAAATCGGGGTTGGTCAACTCGTCGGCCGGCTCTTCCATGTACGGCGTGGTGGAGTTTCGGTAAGGCCCCACATACGCGCCCGGCTGGTTGACCACGCGCTCTTCTTCCGCCCACTCGCTAACCGTCATACGGCGCGGCGGCACGAAGACTTTCTCCGTAACCGTGCAAGCAAGGTCGCACAGATCGGCGTATTTAGATATCGACTTCTTCGTCTTCCTCGGGATCAAAAACTCTTCCTGCGTCACCACTGGGATCGCCCACGGGTTTAGTTCGTCCGGGGCTTGGTGCTTCGACGCGGTTTTCATAGTAGTCCTTGAAAGCCTCTGTAAGCTTCTCTTTGAGAGTGGATATCGCAGAATCGGTTATACGCCGGATCGCCTTGCGCTGTCCAGTGGTCAGAGTTTCCTCGCGATCCACGTCGTCGAGCACCAAAAGTAGGGACTGGCGGACGCCTTGCTCCAGCACCGCGAAAAGTTCAACCACATCTTCGGTAGGCCAGTAGTTTCCGATCTCGCGCTCGTACGATAGGCGGGCTCGCTGGCCGTTCCAGTATTCCTTCAGCAAGAGTGGCGGCAATTCCTGCGGCGACATCTGGCGGATGAACTCTTCGATCTCATAGCCAGGCTCGACCAAGCGAGACGCGGCAGACCGGATGTCGTACACCTTGTAGCCGTTCCGCTGGCCGAGCGGCGCGATGCCTCGAAGCCTCTGTGGAAGCGTCTTGGCGTCAGTGCGAAACAGCTTGCCGATCTGTGCAAGGGTTGCCGCGCCTGACGCCAGAATCTCGGAAGTAACATCCGATTCGCGTTTCACTTCTTCCACCCCTTCGTCAGGACAAGCCAATTGCTATAAGTCGCGTGTTCGGTAGCAGACATGCGCGCAGCGCGCAAATGCCAAGTCAGGAGCGCCATCTCGTCCTCCAGGCTGCGCTGACGCTCAGAACGGGATGTCGCCATCTTCGTCCTCCAAGTTGCTGGTGTACCGATGGGCCGATATGTGGAGCGCCAATCCGAACATCTCACGCTCCAGGCGGAGCATAGCGCCGCGAAGCCCTGGAACGCGGTCAGCAAGGAACGTCCGCAGAGCCGCGTCCACGGCTTTCCGCAAAGTCGGCGCTCCGGCAACCGCATCGACGGTAAGCCCCGGTCCTGTGATGCAGATCGTGACCCAGTTTTTGTCCTCGCGGCTGGTGTATTTCTGCTTCTCTTCGTTCCATACGTCGCGCTTCGGGTGCTTGGCTTCCCACAACACCAGGTCCATATCGGCCAGTTCTTCGACGATCAGTGGATCAATTCTTACAGGCATGAATAGCCTCCATGAGGTCTTGGACCGCCTGCTCGGTTCGGGCCATCGCCGCCCTCAGTCCCCCAGGGGCGTCCTCTATCTCAGCCAGGCCGCGCTCAATCGCCGCGCGCAGATCGTCGCCGACCGTTGTACGCACGACGCCTACTTCTCCCTCTCGGCGGAAAATCGCCTGCCACGGGTCTTCAGGCTCGGGCACGTTCGGCAGTTTGCGCCCGTTCTTCCGGAAAAGAAAAACAGGCTGATAGCAGTTCACAGATAGCCGACGCTCATTGAGCACCTGGCGTAGGTCGATAGGTAGTCTAGGCTGCACGTCTCTTGGTCCTCTTGTTATCATTCGCCGCGAGCCTCGCTCTCGCTTTGCGGATGAACTTGAACAAGCGCTCTTGGCCTCTGTGCTTGTCCTCCAAGCACAGGTACACCATCTCGTCGTAGGTATCAACACAGATGAGTTTCCACACTCTGACAAGTTGCTTTTGACCTTGCCGAGCCAGGCGGCCGATCACCTGTTCGTACAACTCGCGGCTGTAGAAAGGATCGAAGATCGCCAAATCGTGCCCAGGGCCTTTCTGTAGATTGAGCCCGTGGCCGGCGCTCGCTGGATGGACCAGAAGCATCTTGATCTTGCCTGCGTTCCACGCGTCTTTGCACTTCGCCTCGCGATCCATAACCACGGCGTCAGGGAACGCTTTCTTCAACCGCTTCAGGGACGACTGGAACCAGTAGGTCACCATAAGCGGCGTGTCGCCCAGTTCTTCGATCAGTTCCTTCAGGTCTTCGATTTTCTCGTCGTGCACTGGAACGACGTTTTTCTCGGCGTCATATACCGCGCCGGCCGATAGCTGGAGCAACTTGTTGAAGAGCGCGGCCGAGTTCATCGCCTCGATCAACTGGTCAGGCAGTTCGAGGATGAAATCTTTCTCGAAGGCTTTGTACCGCTCGCGCACGTCGCTGGGCAGTACGATCCTGCGGGTGATCGGCATCCAGTCTTCAACCTGGACGTACTCGCGAACGTCCGCCAGCTTGACCACTTTGCAGATGTCGGCAATCTTGTCACCGATCTTCTGGTCAGCGCCGCGCCGCAGTCGCCATTTCTGCTTCCGGTTGGGCCGGAAGAAGTAGCGATTGTGGTAGCTGTGAACATTGCGGCCAAGGCGCTCGCCACGGTCCAAGAGGAACAGTTGCGCGAACAACCCCTCATAGCTTTCGCTCGCCGGAGAGGCGGTCAACTGGTGTAGGCGCTTCAGCCGGCTGCGGACTTTATTGAGCGCCGTCCATCGGAGGGTCGTTGGGTCTTTGAACTTGGAACTCTCGTCCAGGAAAACCGTGTCGTACGGCCAGTGCTCTCCGGTCTCCCGGCCGCGCTGCTCCCAAAACTCGACGAGCCAAACAAGCTGCTCGACGTTGATGATGTGAAGTTCCGTGTCCTCCAACGTGAGCCGCTGACGCTTGGCCTCTTTCGCCGCCTGGCGGAACGGTGCTGCTTTTCGCGCAGCAAACCGGCGCGCATCGGCAGGGTGCTCGCCTAGACGGCGCTCTTCAGCGTAGAACCTATCGTAGTGCTCTTTGTACACGGCGCGGATGTCGTCGTCTGAGTCTTCCGCCCGGATAAGCGTGTGCGCGATCCCGGCCGCCTGCTTCCACTCTTTGATCTCTTCCGGCCAGGTGCTGCGCGCCACGCGGAGCGGCGCGATCACAAGCACCTTCTTTACTTCCCCGGAGTTGAGCAAATTGGCTATCAGGGTCAGCGAGATGATGGACTTCCCGAGGCCAACGTCAATGAACAACGCCGAGTACGGGTTACGCTTCAGGTGCTTGACGCAACTCCGCTGGAACGGGTGCAACGACTCGCGGCCGCGAATGACGTGTTGGTACGTCTCTTCGAGCCACGTCTCGGCGTTGAAGCGCCGCTGGAGGTCGGCGTCATACAGCATCGAACCCGTACAACTTACGGATGTGGCGCTTGGCACTCTCCGGGTATTCAACCTCATAGCCGCCCGGATCGAGCCGGACGATACGGCGGTAGCCTTGGACGCTATCAGTCCACCAGGCTTCAATCCCAGCGTTGCGGAGTTCCCATATCCGAATCCACTGCTGCGGGCGCGGCTTGTCACCGAACTTCTTGAACTCGATAAAGACGCCGCCACCCGTGGCCTTGCCTGCGATTGTGTCCGGAAAACCGTTGCAGGCCTTGCCTTCTACTTGCCAGAACAAAAGATCGTTCGGCCGAGCATGCTCGTCGCGGCATGTGTCTTTCAGGATTCCCTCAGGCGTCCGCTTAGCCATTGCGCAACTTCTCGATCTCGGAAGTTAGTTCCGCCAGTTCCCCTTCGAGGACTTCCATCGCGGCGCGCATGCCGACGCCCCCGTATCCTTCGTACTTCAGACGCGAAAGAGGCTCGGCCGCGCAGTACCTTTCGCTCATCGGACGCGCGGCGTTTTCTCCCGTCCACAGCACCCACATGCAGTCCATCAGAGGGCTGTTGCCGCGTTCGGTCGGCAGGAAAGCGAGACGCCATGTCAGTTTCAGTTCAAGGTCTGGCATGTGGTCTAACCACAGGCCCTTGCTCCGGCCGCCGACATTCCAGTACGTTTGCTTCAAGAGCATCGCGACGTTCGGCGTGATAGAGAGCGAACGTCGGATGAACTCTTCGGCTAAGCTGAAGGGCGGGTTGGAGACGATGGCGTCGATCTCCCCGATATCCCAGCCCCACTTCTCTTCCGGCGTCTCGCAAAGGAAGTCCAAGCCCCCGGTGCCGAAGCCTGGGTATTCGCGCAGATCGGTGGCTATCACCTCGAAGCCGTTGGCCTCCAGGACGCGCGCTAAACGTCCGTCGCCGCAGGCAGGCTCCCAAATCCGTTTGACCGGCTGACCGTCCGGACGCCGCATAGCCTTCAGCGCCGGGATCAACGACTGCGTTCCATCAACGGGTGTCGGGTAGAGATCGGCCGGCTTGCGCTCCCACTTCTTGTAAGATGAGATGATGGCCTTCGCGATGCCCTTGCTCTCGACCACGGGGCTGATCTTTCCGGGGCACTTGATCCCGCGCTTGGCTGCTGCGTCGTGGAACCTGGCGTCGTCTGTCACGTCGTCACAAAGTGGGTCCGCGCAGAACTCGTCCCAAAATATCGAATCGCTTTCAGGGTGATAATAGAGCCTCATTTGCTGGTCCTTTGCTCTAGCCGCGCACGTCGGCGTTGCATCCGTTTGCAGTTGCCGCAGTCTGTTTGCTCGCTATCGTTGCGAACATACCGCAGGAAGCCGCGACCGCCGCACAGGGCTCCGTCGCCGTGCCGAACGTGTCGGCGCTCCTGGTAAGGGTGATTCAGGTCCATCAGTCTTTCCTGTAGATCACAGTCTCCATGCCCGCTGCGTTGAGCGGCATGTCGTACTGGTTGTTCTTGCCGTAGGTCATCCACTTGCGCTTTCGTATCATCTGCTCGCGCATGTTCTTGTAGCCGTGCTCTTCGTCATCCGCTTGTTGCTCTGCGATTGCTTCGTCATGCACATGGCCTATGAGATAGAAACCAGCTTCGTGCAAGGCCATTAAACCTTCGCGCAGGATGTCCCGTGCGATGGCCTGCACGATGTTTTCGATGAACTTCCCGCCGTGGCTGTTTACTCTAATCCATGAAGAACCGTTCTGCTGCTTCCCCATGTATGAGATGGATTTTTTGGTGTAGGTGTATTCCTCGCCACTCTTATCATCGACGGCCTTCATCACCTCTGTTCTGATCTGCGGATTCTTGTAGAAGATGCACCGTCCTGAAGGCAGTTCGCAGACCAGGTACGGCTTCTCCATGTAGAAGGTGACCGGGCCGACCGTGCGCTCGCCGCCACGTCGGATCACCGACATGATCGCCTCTTCGAGGTCGTACCAGCACTGCGGAATTTCTTTGTACACGCGGCGGAAGGTCTTCACATTGGCGTGCGATTCCGCCCGCGTCATATCGACGCCCATGTTCTCAGCGTAGCCCCACAGGCCGGTCTTCTTGCCGTCTCGTATGTCGCCGCCGCCCAAGCGATATCCCGCGCCAAGCGTGGCAGGCTTCGCCATCTTGCGCATCTGTTTCGTCACAGCTTCGTACGCGACTTTGTACAGTTCGGTCGCGAAGTCCTTGTAGGCGTCTTTGCCGTCACGGAAGACGTTGAGAAGTCGCTCGCACCGTGCAACCCAGCCGATCACCACCGATTCGATAGAGGACAGGTCGCAAACCACAAGCTTCTTGTTCTTCGGTGCGCGGATTGACGAACGGACGAGACCGGCCAGGGCGTCGAGAGGTTCCTTGCGGTACAGCGCCAAGGCTTCGTAGTCGCTTTCACGGATGATCTGCGTCATCTGAAAGAGAACGTCCGGGTCTTCGATGTCGCGCATAGTCGTGAGGTTTTGCGGCTGGAACCTACGTCCGGCAAAACGTCCGGTCCGCGATGCCCCACAGAACTGGAAGACATAGCGGATTCGCCGATCTTCGCCCATGGCCTTCAAGAGCGCCGAATATTTGCTCGTACTGGTGCGCGCCTGCTGTTGACGCAGCTTCAGGACCGCAACGGCGCGCTTGGTCAGTGTGTCAGGATAGAGTTCCCCTTCGACTTTCTCCAGTTCGCCGTCCTGTATGCCCTTCCAAGCAGTCAGAACCTTCTTGACGGAATCCTTCTGTAGATCGTTGAACGGGTATCCGCGTGCCTTCAGCCAGGGGAGAAGTTGCGCGCCGGAGCCGGGGTTGGCGAGACCCGTCTTCTCTTTCATCTCTTCGAGTAATTCGGCCTTCCTGGCGTTCGCCATTTCCAACGCGTTCTCGGTGAACAGCCGGTCGATGGGTAAGCCACGGTCATTGATGATCTGATCGAGCGCGTAGAATTGCCATTCGCGCTTGGGTATGTGGTATCTCGGTTTGTCCAGGAGCCTCTTGATCTCGCTCTCTGCGTCCACGTCGCGAATGTTATACTCGACGAACATCTTCCACTCGACCGGATGAGTCTTCGAGGTGAACCGTTTCAGAGGTTGGTTCTTCGTGACGCGCTGCGGCATCGAGAACATGCGAATCAGTTTCTTGCCGGTCGCGAGTTTGCTCTTGTCTTGCTGCACGCCGATCTGCCGGCCCACCATATCCAGGGTGCCGGTGTAGCTGTGCATGTAGGCTAGGACTTGGGTGCAACGCCAACGGTGGATCGCCGGAACGATGCCCAGTACGCGGGCGAGAATGACGCGCTCGAACTGCGCGTTAAACGCCCAAATCAGAAAGTTTTCGTCGAGAAGCGCGGCCTCCAGATCGCGGGGCATCGGAGCACCCGTGGTCGCGTCCCAGTGCTTGATCGGTCCACCGTCGATCCGGTAGGCGCACATGAGGACTTCGCAAGACGGGTGCGCGGAGTATCGGTCGAGACCAACGTCCGTGAGATCGAGATCGCAGTACGTCTCGAAGTCCATAGACAGTTCGCGCGTAGGTGCTGCGGCTGGCCGCAAGGCCCAGTCCGCCTCAAAGCGTTCGTCTAGTTGTCCTACGCGGAGGGCCATCGGTCACCTGGTGTGAGGTGAGAGGGCGGCCGCACGAGCCGCCCTCTCGTTCAGATCGGAAGTAACTTCCGACTAAATGTCGTCGTCATCATCATCGTCGTCGCGTGAGCGGCGATTGCTCCGCTTGGACGACGAATCGTCGTCATCATCATCGTCGTCGTCGTAGGACCGGAAGGTGTCATCCAGTTCTTCCTCGGACAGGCCGCCCTTGCCGAACGTCTCGTCCTTCATCAGGAATTGCACGGCCGAGAGGCCGCAGTTGACACGCTTGCCCCAGTCGCTGCTGTCCTGATACCACGGGCGGATAAGAACCGCGCCCCAGTGGCCGCCGACAAAAAGTTCCTGCTCTTGCGCGTCTTCACGGTCAATCGGTTTGCCGTTCTTACCGCGAAGCGGAGGACGCTTCGTTTCCTTGGCCGAAACGCACATGAAGCCTTCACGATTGGTGTCTTCGTGATCGTCGCCGTCCGACAAGAAAGTCCGATCCGACTTCAGCTTCTTGACCTTGTTGCGCAGCAACAGGTCTTGGATGTGCTCTTCGATCAGCTTGATGGCTTTGGCGTGGGTTTCCTTACCCAGCATGGCGACAACGCTAAACTTCGCTGCCCCCTGGTCGCCTTCCTTCTTCCACGGGGAGGTGACGTGTGGGTGTGAGAACCTTACCCATTCGATGAAGATTGTGTCGTCGTCGTACAGGTAGCAGAAGCCCTCTTGGCCCTTGGGCCCTTTCACTTTCGCTTTTTTCACGATAGTTCTTGACATCTTTTCATCCTTCTCGGTTTTCATCGTCTTCCGCGTGATTGCGGAAAACATCTCCGTCCTTGGGCAGCGCTACTCTGCGATCCGATTTCTGCGCCAAGGTTTTTTGGCCGGGCGGTTGCACGGCCAGTCCTGCGTCTCGGAGCAACTTCTTCGCCTTTGACGCAGGCATCTTCAGCTTCGTGTGCAGCATGCGCTCCATCTCGGCTGGCGATAGCATGACAGTTTTGTACATATATTTTGGATCGAGCCCTTCATCAGAAAGAGTCTCGACTATGAAATCTTCGTCGTCAACCCAGCGCCGCATAGAGCGCCCTGCGACTATCTTCCACCACGTCAGATGCTCTTCGTCGGAGATCGCGCGATTGAGAAGTTCCTCTGCGACGGCATTGAAGAAATTCTCCATCAGCTTTCGATAGCGAAGCAGCTTTTCCATCGCCTTCGTACTGAGTTGCGCTGGCTCCGGCAGACGGAAAGGCGTCGGCTCGAACTCGTCGAGTATGAGCGCGTTCGCGCCTCGCATCTCTTCTTCGGAAATAACTTCCTCGAACTCTGCGTCTTCGATATCGTGATCGCGGAACGCCACGTCGTCGAGCGCGTTCGACATGAAAATGTACAGCGCCGGACACGTCGTCCGGGCACAGCACCACCGGCAACCTTTGATTGAAGGGAGCCGACCTTTCGGGTTTGCCCAGTTGTAAGCCCACGCGGAGCGTATTTCATCGGCAAAAGCAATCAACTCTTCGCGGCTGATCGTGACTTCGGTATAACTAGGGACCACGCGCGGCTGGCTGATAGCCAGGGTGATCTCCTGAAAATTGTAAAGCCAGTCAAACTCCTGAAAGACTCCCCAGGCATAAATCCCAAGCTGCTTGTTGATCTTGTTCTCCACCGGGTCAAAAGCCAGCACCACCTCTTTGCCGTATTTCAGATCGACGATCTTGAGCCAGCCGGGGCCCATACCGCCGAAGTCAAGTGTGCCACCCTGGTTGGGGATAGGCGTTAGATCGGAGATATCCACGCGCTGTTCAGTAAAACTTTCTTCCGACTCTCCGGCCAGGTTCGTGCACGTCCGTACGAAGTCGCCGACGTACTCCAGCATCTCTTCGGTGATCTCTATGTCGAAGTCTTTGACCGTCCGCACCTTGCCTATCTGGTCTGACGGCATGACGCCACGTTTGAGCCATCGCTCGGCGAGCCAGTGGGCCACGGTGCCTGTAGCGCTGTCTATGTTCGTGTCGTCCGGGGCCACTGCGTTCAAGACAAGGCTCTCCGGGCATGTGCAAGTCATTTCAGCCCCGCTCGGACTGAAGACACTGTGGCCACCGGCCATCTTCTTGGCTATTTGGGCCGCTGTCAGAGGTCCAGACACGGCGGGAAGGTGATGTTCGCTCATATGTGAGCCTCTGTACTGAAGTCACCGGAGACTTCCAGCGAAGCGACCCTTCTGGCGTCAAGTGCTTCAGCTACCGTATCGAACGAACCTAGGAACCGTTGCCGGCCCTGCTTGTTGACGCACGCGCGGAACTTATTCCTGTGGCGATAGACACCAACCGGAAGCCCACTTAGCTTGACTGCTTTCCCCCCGTGGTTGGCGGTGTTCTCTCGGCGAGTTGCAATCCGCAAATTGTGCCAACGGTTATCGTCGTGCTTCCGATTCCGGTGATCCACTTCAGGGTAAGGCCAATAGCCCTTGACCAAAAACCATATCAATCTGTGTTCGAGATAGACCACTCCGCCAAACTTGACTTGCCTACGCCCGTCCGGACGAACGGTCCCGGCACGCGATCCTTTCAACGCCCGACTGTTAACAGTCTCTTTCCACGACAAAAACCCTGTCTTCGGGTCGTAGTCGAAAGCGTTCCTAAGCCGCGCCCTAAAGGTCATCATCTTCATCCGGGTACGCAATCCTGCCGCTCTGGATATTCTCCCACTGGGCTGCGGCTACATCATCCGGGCTCGCGGATAGTGGTTCGACCAGGGTTATCGACCGTAGGATATCGCCCAAGGTGTCCAAGGTCGCGGAGACGCGATCCTCGAACTCTTGCCTCTTTTCGGCTGCGGTGATCGCTTCACCGAGCAATTCCGTTTCAATCACCAGAAGGCATGCCTGGACCAGCGGTGTGGCTCGACCGCTTTCCCGGATCGCCCGACTGGCGGCGGCCATGGGGTTGGCGTCGAAAGCGTTGTTATGGTGATAGACGTTCCGCTCGCGGATCGTGATAATTTCTGCGGCGTACTGGCGCGACGTGTAGCTGTACTCGACCGTGAAGCTGAATCCTGCTTCCGGGAGTGCGTCGATCAGCGCCTTGTAGCTGTCCCGCTGCGAATACATCGCGAAGCGGTCGTCAGGCACCCAAAACTTGCCCCTCTGATAGCCAAGCGACATGCGCGGTTCCATTTTCGTTTCTCGGTTTTCGATTTGGCCCCGCAGACCGGGGAAACAGCCTCTGCCTGCTGGGGGCAGACAGAGGCTGTGGGTTGACGCGGCTTAAACGTCGTCTTCGTCTTCGGCGTCGGCGATCAACTTCTCGGCGAAGTCGAACGCGGCGTCGAACAGTTCCGGCTGAGTGAGAAGTTCGGCCAGGTCTTCACAGCCGACCTTGCCCAGGTACTTCTTGCACTTCGGCTTGTCGATCTTGGCCGCCTTGCGGAAGATCGAGCCCACTTCGTCAGAATCGTGCTCAGGCTCTTCCGCCTTGGGCTTGGCCTTACCCTTCGCCTTGGCGGCAGGCTTGGCGTCTTCGTCGTCATCGTCGTCGTCAGCCGGCGCGGCCTTCGCGCCCTTCGCCTTGGTGGCCGGCTTCGCACCGCCGAGCCCGCTGGCCGCGATATCCTGACGCAAACCGATGATCTGCTTCGTCAGTTCGTCGAACTTTTCTTCAAGTGCCATGAGTATGGTATCCCTCTTTGGTCTGGTTGCTCTGAAAGCCCGGCCTGACTAAATCCCCGAAACATCTCTGTCAAGCTAGAAAGAGGTCTTGCATTGAACTTTTGCCCGTGCCAATGCTCTGCGGCGACCAAACCGGCGAGGTACAATGTCTAGTGAACGCTATTGGCCCAAGCCACCACGGCTTGTAGGCTCATCCGATTCCCGCGAACTCGTTCGCTTCCACCTCCGACTCGCGATCATCTGCGAGGACGGTTCCGCAACAACGCTCGCGGAGAAACTGGGGATAACCCCTAACACCCTGCATCTCTCTGTCCACCGGGGATCGTGCACTGTGGAACTCGCCAAGAGAATCGAGAACCACTACGGCCGCGAATTTTTCCCTCGGGAGATGTTCCTTCCGGAGTTCGATCCGGCAGAGGGGTGACGTTCGGTGGCAATCCATTATCTCAAAAGGTATGCGCAGCGCGTAGTCGATAACGGCTACAGCATCTGCTTCATCCGTCCCGGCGAGAAGCGCCCGTTCGGCAAAGAGTGGCAGACCAAGACGCACGGGCCGAAGCGGATCGCCGCAATGCTCGAAGCCGGACGCGGGCACTTCGGCGTCGGCGTAAAGACCGGGCACACCATCGGCGTTGACATCGACTGCTACGACAAGGCTGTCGTCAAGAAGATGGTGAAGGCCTGCGAAGACTTGCTCGGCAAGACCCTGCGGCGCACCGGCCTGCCGCCGAAGACGCTCCTGGTCTATCGCACCGACAAGCCCTTCACCAAGGTACAGAGCAAGACTTGGATCGACGACGAAGGTCGGGCCGTGAAGCTTGAAGTGCTCGGCGACGGCCAGCAATTCGTCGCCTTCCACACGCACCCGGATACCGAAGAGCCCTACGAGTGGCTGGATGGCGAGTCGGTGCTCGACGTGCCCCAGGACCAACTGGAGATGATCGAACAGGACGACGCTCTCGAACTGGCCGCAGAGTTCGACCGTCTGGCGAACCAAGCGGGTTGGACACAGAAACGTGGCACCGATCTGGCGCTGCGGTCACCAGGCGGCGAGCGCGCGAGCGATCCTTTCCTGACCGATAAGAGCCCTGTTGAACTGACCGCCGATGAAGTCATCGCCAAGTTGATGATGGTGCCAGGCGCTGAAGACTATGATGTCTGGCGGCAAATCGGCATGGCGCTCTACCACCAGTCTAGTGGCGATCAATGGGGCCTGGACGCCTGGCACCAGTGGTCGAGCGAAGCCCACAACTATGACATGGACGTGCTCGACGCCAAGTGGCCGACGTTCGAGATCGAAGGCAAGGGCCGCGAGCCGGTCACGGCCCGTTTGATCCTGAAGCTGGCGAAGGAAGAAGAGGATCGCGTTGCCTCAGAGACCTTCGACGCTATCCGCCGCGAGGTGCGCGAGTGCGAGGACGAGCGCGACTTCAACATGGTGATGGAGAAGATCAGGCACGTCGCCTTCACGCCTATCGCCCGCGAGTCGCTCGTGCAGAACCTGAGAGCGGCCATCAAGAGCAAGACAGATTCCGTCATGCCCATCGGCCTTATCCGCCGCATGACCAACTTCGAGAATCCCGAGAACCGCTCCAAGCCGGCATGGCTGCGCGACTGGTTCTACATCCAGCAAGACGACACTTTCTACAACTCGAAGACCCGCCAAGTGATGACCACCAAGGGCTTCGATATGACCTTCAACCGCTTCCTGCTGACGAAGAAGGACATCATCGACGGCATCACCGTGCCTGAGAGTTCAGCCACGAATGTCGCGGTCAACAGGTTCCAGATACCCTCCGTCGCCAACAAGATGTACGCGCCGCTGGAGGACGAGCGGTTCGAGGCCAACGGGCTCGCTTTCGTCAACAGTTATTCCGGCGCGACGGTGCCCGAGATGCCCGACACGCTGACGCCAAAGCAGAAGCGGATATGCGACCGCGTAAAGGAACACATGGTCCACCTGTGCTCGGTTGGACGTGACCGAGAAATCCTCCTGTCATGGTTCGCCTACATCGTCCGCACAGGCGGCAAAGTGAACTGGGCTCCGGTGCTCCAGGGCGTCGAGAACGATGGCAAGTCGTTCTTCGGCCGCGTGATGGTGGCGGTCCTGGGCGGTGACAATGTGAACGCGATCAACGGCAGCGATCTGGCCGAGACCTACACCTCATGGGCTGAAGGCTCGCAATTCTGCATGATCGAGGAAGTCCGCCTCCACGGGCAAGATCGCTTCGCCGTCATCAACAAGCTGAAGCCTTACATCACCAACGATATGGTTTCGATCCGGCGCATGCGGACAGACAGCTACAAGGTCATCAACACCGTCAACTATTTCCTGACGACGAACCACAAGGATGGTGTGCCGGTCAACGATTCTTCGTCGCGGTACTTCCCGATCTTCTCTCGGTTCCAGACCAAGGCAGCGCTCGACAAGTTCAACCGGGCGAATCCGGACTACTACAAGAAGCTGCACGAAGTTCTCGAACACCCTGGCGCGCTGCGCCGCTGGTTCCACGACTACCCGCTCCACCCTGAGTTCGATCCGGTCGAGCGCGCCACCGAGAGCGCCAGCCTGAAGGAAATGCGGTTCCTCAACCAGTCGGATGAAGAAGAGAGCCTGATCGTGATCCTGGATCGCGAAGAGCCCGGCCTGACGCGCCAGTTGCTCGATTCGGCGGCGCTGGCCGACGCTATGGCCGACTCAGGCTTGGTGGCCCCGTACGGGCTCGCGTGGAAGCGCATGCTGTCGGAAAACGGCTTCAGCTACCTCGGAGCCGTGAAGATCGACGGCAAGACCAAGAAGTTCTGGAGCCAAGAGCCGGATCGGTTCAACCGCAGCGGGCGGCTGGACACAAAGGCGATCCGGGAACACCTCGATCCAATCTGAGTGGTCGCCTCGGCCGCGTCCTGGTGGTGCGCGGCCGAAACGTGAGAGGGCCCTTGGCGCAGGCCGGCTACCCCGTCAAGGCACAAAAATAGGACGGCCCGAGAGCCGCCCTTGGAGGTTTGGGAGAGGATGCCGTCTAAGGCCCCTGCCCCATCGCCCAGGTGGGACTTCGTGTCAACAGGCGGTGAAACCGTCTGTGTTGAAAAGCGGCTCGACGTTGAAAGGGCGTAGCCCCATCCGCACCATCCGCTTCAAGTCTTTCATCGCATTGGTCGAGAATTGGAAATTCGGGTACTGCTTGCGTAGCGCGACGATCTGCTCGTCGTTGAACCAGGCTTGGTGGCCGGCAGGATCGACCAGGATGTAGGACTTCACCGACTCCAGCCGCAGAAGATGATACTCGCCGGTCGCCTGGGTTTTGACCGGCTTGAACACCTGTCCGCCAAGCACTTCGATCTGCTGCACCTTGCGCGGGATCACCAGGCTTGGCGGCAGTTTCGCTTCGTCGCCATCATTATTCATTTTGGTCCTCCGATGATCTGCACGGCGGCCTCTATGCCCGCTCGTTCGAGATTAGACAAGCCTCATTGAACTTGCGCACCTGGTCCGCCTTGCGGTCGAGCCATATCCGCTCCTGCCTCCGTAGCAGGCCGATCTTGAAATGCTGTGTCTCGTCGAGAAGTTGCTTCCGAATGTAGCAAATGCGGCGCTCACACCGGACCAATGAATTGGCCAGGTTGTGAATCCGGCTCTCGAACTTCACGATCTCCTGGTTGGCCTCGCGCCACCGGGTGACGCGCTGCACGTTGGTCATGGGAGTCGGCATACGATCACCCCTTCTGCTTCGATGACAACGGCATCGCCGTAGCGCTCGCGGGTGAACACGATGTGCTCGCTCGGGTTGTCCGGGTCCAGATAATACAGCACTGGGCTGTGGTCCGGGACATCGAACGCATCCTTCGGCGCATGCGGAGCCATGTGGTTCCAGATCACCTTCAGGAGATCGGCGCGTGAGATGTCCTCCGGCACGACGGCGAAGTGCTCGATCTCTCCGGCGAGAACCGCCGCGATCAGTTCGTGAATGTTCATCCTACCTCGCATGACGGTTCTCCACTTTGTACTTGCTGCGTTTGATACCATAAGCCGCGTTGCCCCGCCAGTGGGCGACGACGTGCTGCTTCACGCTCGGTTTGTAGAACGCCCGGACGAAGTGCAGCGGTCGCTTGTCGGCAACGTGATTGTCGATCTCCTGGCCGTGCATGTCGCGGGTTGGTTTGCCGATCACCAGTTCGGTCCAGGCCTTCAACGGGAATTTCCCGAAGCCGAGCCCGGTCAGCCGGCGCACCTGGCCTTTGTGCGGCTGGTGGACTTTCACACCGACGATCTGCGGCTCGTTGATGGCCGCCAGCATCCAACGGATGTGCGCCGCCATCGACTCCGCAACTCGGCCGGCGTGTTCTCTGTCCGGATCGTCGAGCCGCTTGGCCAGGTTGCCGCCCAGGGCCTCATCCGCTCCAAATCCTTTCGGCATGATGCCGAGATATATCGCGTTGGTCCGGCCGCTGTTGCGGACGTAAACCCAAGCCTCGCCGTAGAAGTCCTCCTGCTCGTCCGCGACAAGGTAGGCTAAGGTCGAAGGCGTGCGATCCCGTTCGTAGACAAACTTCGCCTCCAGCCAGGTTGCAGGCGACGGAAGGAACCTCAGGTGTGGTTCAGGCCACGCGGTGTACATGGATGTGTCGTCGAGAAGCGGCGCAATGGCGCTGCACTCGAACGCATGTAGGTCTGGAAGGTGGCGGTTGATCGCGTCAAACAATTCGTCATTGCGGTTCTTCGCGTTCATCTGTTTCACGATGCTGTGCAGGAAAGGTGTCATGGTTGGTCCTCCGAGTCGAGGTCATACCCAAATAGGGGGTAGCTGGCAACAGGTTACAATGTGAGGTTACGATTGGGTTACGATAATGCACTTTTTCGGCACATTACGCTCGGCGTGTATGTTTTATCCAGGGGCGGAGACTGCTGTTACGCTGTGCGTGTAAGTTACGATCTGAGTGTAGCAAAAATTATCGTAACCGCCATTATCGTAACCTTTATCGTAACCTCTTATTTTATATAGGAAATACACACAAAGTTACGAAGATACGATGTTGTTATACACATAGAGAAGAAATTCAATGTTTTTCGTCCCCATAGGAGATAGTAGGTCTGGCGATTTATCGTAACCTCGGCTCAAAATCGTACACTCCAGACGTATCTCGTCTGTTACGT